GTATTTTATTATTGTTGGAAAAAATTCATTAATATCTGAAGTAACACTTCTTAAGTAATGGTATTTCTCATCAATAATTCTTCTATTCCAAGGTTCCATAACTTATTTCTTCCATTTACCCTTCATTACTAACTGGGCAATAATTCCATAGTTAGAAATATCTATAAAACTATCCATCATTGTTTCCCCGGGTACATAATTATGACCCTGACGTTTAAGCATGTTTTTTAAGCGGTTTACTTTGTCGTTAACGCGCAACCAAATACCAGTCAATGACAATTGTATGTCTTCAGATTCCTCAAGTGTAGTACCAAGAGCAATGTTTCCTAAACCATAATCCATCATTTTTTGAGCGAACAATTCATATTGCTCTTGTTGATTTTGTTTAAAAGCTTCTGCTAATTGTGGGTAAGTTTTTTCAAAATCCGTAGTTGCTTTTTTGTTCCTTGTAGGATCAAAACCTGTATTTTCAGTAACCATAACTTATAGAATTGTTTGTTTTTCTCTTGGGAAATAATGATTTAGAATTTCAATTTGATCTTGATACTTAGCAATTGCTTCTAATTCAATTTCAATTGCTTCAATAATATCAGAATGTTCTCCAATTCCAACGGGTTGGTGAAGATAGACTTCAACATTTGCTCTGTGTTTTGCAACATGACCTTCGGCATGTTTATAAACTGCATCTAATAAAAGATTTCTCATAACTTTGCTTTTTTAATAATTTTATCTGTTTCTTTTTCGTTTACCCCCATATTCCAAAGAATACCTCTGACTCCATGTTCTTTTAAAATATCAATATAATGATCAGCTTCTCCAAGAGAACATTGAAAATATTCTGCGATGTATTCAGCTAATTCTTGATAATTTTTTTTGTTTTCGTTTTTAATGTACTTGAGCCAGAGTTTCTTTTTTGGGATCATTTCGCGATAGATGGAATAAATTTGTTTCTTACTTTGAGGGTTTATCTTTTGAACATAATTTACGATATCAATGTAATCTATGTTCATAGATAAATATCTATGTATCATGTAAGAATTAAAGTTATTCCATGACTCTTCACTGAAGTTTTCTGAAAGAGTTTTGGTAACTGTAATTTCGTTTAACCAATCAAATGTTGTCTTGGGTGAATTCATCTCTTAGATCCTTAGGTAGCATTTCTTTAACTACTTCACCAGTTTGAACATCATAAAATACAGGGATAGGCATGATAGCATCCTCAGTTGTGCCTGCTACAAATTTAGAAATTTTGCGAAGAATAACTCCTTCAGCAAATACTTTACCACCTGTTGATGATGTTACAGGTTGAGTGTTTTTTAAGTCAATGTTGACATTAAGATTCGGTTGTTGTGCCATTTTTGTTTTGTTTATAATCTAAAATAAAGCCAATTAATACTATAATATTCATACCTAAGCTGGCTATAATCTCATGTATGTCTTGATAAATTGTTGTCATTAGGTGGATGTGTCCTACCATCCAAAAAGGTATTGCTAGATTCTGACTAATCCAAATTATTAGGAATTTTAAAAAAGATTTCATTTAAGACTAATTAATTTAGCAATTAAAGCCATTACATTAATTTCTTTATCAATTCTAAAATTAGCTTGATATGAATATTCATTTACAAGGATTGCCACCATTCCTTCACTGCCAGACGCATATACATTAGCGTTATCATAAAGGAAACGATAGAGTTCCTCAAAATCTTGTACATTCGCGTTTGCGATAATTTGTCTAATTTCATTCCATTTAGGTTTGGGTTGTGATAACATTTTAACTACTTGAGTCATATAATTAGATGATACAAGTATGGATTTATCAATTACTAGTTTATTATCTTGAGTTGATAATTGAATTGTATTAAGACATTTACGTAAATCTGGGTAAAACTGGTTAGTAATTGTTTTAATGTCTTCAAGTTCATATTCTGTACCTTCAGTATCTAATATCCAAGCAATATGTTTAGCAACCTCTGTTTTGGAAGGTGGAACAATTTTAAGTACTTGACAACGTGATTGTAAAGGATCAATAATACGCTCTACATAATTACAAGTTAAAATAAAACGTGTAGTGCGGGAAAATGTTTCAATAACATTACGAAGTGAAGCTTGTGCCTGGATTGTTAGGAAATCTGCTTCATCTAAAATAACTACTTTGATAGATTTGAATGAAGCTGATGAAGCAAAACCTGATACTTTATCTCGAATAGTTTCAATTCCTCTTTCATCAGAGGCATTAATATAAAGATAATCACAATCAAGATTACGAACTATAAGTTTTGCAAGAGTAGTTTTACCTGTACCTGCAGGTCCGTAAAATATTAAATTTTGAATATCATTTTGATCTAGATATTGTTGGATTGTTTTTTTAATATTTTCATTCCCAACATACTCATCTAATACCTTAGAACGGTATTTTTCAACTAATAGACTGTGTTCTTTCATATAACAATTTTATAACTTCATGAGCCGGAACATTTAACCAGCACCCATTTTTTCTCAGAGCAATATACAAAGATTCTGTACCGAAGACACACCAAGTACCATCAATTACATAATTTTTTCCTTTATATATAACTTCTAGACCCATTAGAAAATCATAATGGTTTACTCGATTTACGTCTCTCATTCTTCGTCTCCGTAAATATTATAACGTTTAGGTGGTTCAGGTTTAATTTCTACTTCTTCAGTACGAATAACATAGAGTTTACTTTGGAGAGGAGCTAACCTAAACTCTGCCTTTTCACCTGTTTTGCTAAACCAAAACTCAAGTGTTTCAGTAAGTGAATTATGTACTACCTTATCTCCCACCAGGGACCAACGGTCGCCTGGTGGGATTCGGTTAGCAATTAATTCTAAAAATTCCTGCTTCTCTTTCATTAGAACATTCCCCCCATCATTGGGTTAGCATCTTCTTCCTTAGATTCAGGATCGTCAACAACCACACACTCAGTTAACAAAATAGTACCTGCTACTGAAGCTGCGTTTTCAAGTGCAGTTCGAGTTACTTTAGCTGGGTCAATAATACCTGCTTCTTTCATGTTAACAATAGTATCTGCTTTGATGTTGTAACCCAACCATGTATTAGAAGGATCAAGTTTTAATCCTACCATTTGTGCTTCAGTTGAACTAAATCCAGCATTTATAAGAATTTGTTCAAAAGGTTTACCACAAGCTTTCCAAACAATCTCAGCTCCTATATTAGTACGATCGATTGATTCTCTAGCATAAACCAAAGCAGCACCACCACCAGGGACAATCCCTTCTTCAATAGCAGCTTTTGTTGCTTGAAGAGCATCATCTACACGGTCTTTCTTTTCTCTCATTTCAGTTTCAGTGTTACCACCAACATGAATGATTGCTACTCCTCCGACGAACTTCGCCAACCTTTCTTGGAGTTTTTCTGTTTCGAAAGGTGTTGTCGCTTGTTCGATTTGTTGTTGAAGTTCTTCAATACGTGCTTGAATTCCTCCCACTTCTCCTTTTCCATCTACAATTGTTGTTTGATCTTTAGTGATATTAACTGTTCTTGCTTCACCAAACCACTCCCAACTAAATTTATCAAGTTTCATTCCTTTTTGTTTAGAAAATACTTGACCACCAGTCATAGTAGCAATGTCTTCAAGAATCAATTTACGGCGATCTCCAAAATCAGGGGCTTTAACAGCACACACTTTGATAATACCACGTGCTTTGTTTACAATAAGGGTAGCAAGTGCTTCATTATCAATATCTTCAGCAATGATCAAAAGTGAACGATTAGTATTTGAAACTGCTTCAAGTACTGGAAGTAATTCTTTTACTTGAGTAAAGCGTTCATCAGCAATCAAGATATAAGGGTTATCTAATGTACAAGACATTGTACTGTTATTAGTAACAAAATAATGTGATTTGTAACCACGATCAAATTGCATACCTTCAACAGTTTCAAGATAAGTTTCACCTGATTTTGATTCTTCAATAGTAACAATACCATCACGTCCTACTTTATCCATAGCAGTAGCAATTAATTTACCTACTTCAGGATCGTTATTAGCTGAGATTGTAGCGATTTGTTCTAGTTGTTCCTCGGATGAAATTTCTTCGGAGTTTTCACGAAGAGTAGATATTACCTGTTTAACTGCATAATCCATACTACGTTTGATTTCTACAGCATTGGCTCCATTATTAAGATGTTGTAAACCAGCTTTTACCATTTCACGAGTTAACAATGTAGAAGTTGTAGTTCCATCTCCGGCATTATCAGCTGTTTTAATAGCAGCTTGCTTAACCATTTGGACTCCTACTTCCTCTACATTGTTACTCAAAGAAATCGCTTTAGCAACCGTTACACCATCTTTGGTGCTTTGAGGATAACCCTGGTCATTTGAAATAACCACATTTCGTCCGTTAGGACCTAAAGTTGACACTACAGCGTCAGCTAACTTATCAATACCTGAAACTAACTGTTTACGTGCTTCAGGGCCAAATTCAATAATCTTACTCATTTTCAAAAGGTTGTGTTTGTTCAATAATTTCTTCAATACTAACTGTAGGTTTTGTAATACGGGCTAGGACTTCATTTTCTTTACCTACCCAATACTCATTACCTTCAAGCTCAAATCGTGTAAAACCCATAGTAGGAAGTACTACTACATCTCCAGGTTTAAGTTGTGTTGGAATAAGTACTCCTTCTGGGGAGTAAAATCCGGGACCAACACCTACTACTTCAGCTGTTTTATTTAGCTCATTTCCCATATCAGGGACAATAATAGAGCCATAAGTGGTTTCTTCAATTTCAACGGGCTTAACCACAACCGCATTGTACAAAGCTTCTAATTTCATATTCCAATTTTTTCTAAAAGTGCATTCATTTCATCTTGCTGACGTTGCCATTCATTAATATAATCCATAATAGAATTGTATTCTTCTTTCAAATCTAATTTAGATTTAGCAATTTTTTTCAGGGCGTGGGATAAATTAGAATAATGCCCAATTGGCTTTTCATAATTTTTTCCTTCACTGCCTTTTTCTAAATTAGCAGGATCAGGGGTTACAGTCTGTATAACTGTATAACAGTACTGATCTTTAGAAATGTGGAATGGTTCGATCGCAGGATCTTTAATAATTGTATAACTCATATTTTTTAATTTATAACGTAAATATACGAAATATTTTTGACATAACCACGCTTTAGGGAGCGATTTAATTACTTAATTTTAAGTGTTTTTGGTTTAGCTTCTTCAGCAAATGGGATTTGGATTGATAGCAATCCGTTTTCCATAGATGCTTCAGCTTGGGAAAGGTCAAACTTAGGGGCAATTTTATAACCTAGACTAAAAGAACGTCTGGCAATGCCTCTATGGATGTAGTTGTGACTTGTTTTATCTTCAGGAGTTTTATCATATCGAATAATAAGTAAATCCCCTTCGATATGTAATTCAACATCTTCTTTAGTAAGACCAGTACATGCGACTTCAAAATGAAGTCCTTCTGAGTTTTCAAAGATGTCTACTGGGTGGGAATATTTGGCTTGAGTAGCCGGTTGGAAATCTAATTCAGACTTAAAAAAGTCTTTAAATAATAAATCAAATGGTGAGAAATAATTCTCGGTTAATAATGTACTCATATCATTTTAAATTTATGCTGTCCTAGGATCAGCGGGTTAAACATTAACAAAACTTGCTCCCTAAAGTCATGGTCTTGTCTAATATACATATATTAAAATTCACTCTCAGCACGCCTTACCATAAAGTATTCGCTAGAGATTGTATCAGCATTAAACTGCAGACACATAAGTCCCATTTCACTCAAACATAATTTTCCACCTTCAGCATCCTTATTAGACTGAAGAATAGTTTTAAACATATCTGAATTAAATGGGAGTTTTAAATTATTGGTTGAGATATTACCTTGAATTTGATATGTAATTTTATTATTGTGACCCTGAGTATCACCAAATACAAATTCACATACTAATTCCCCATCTAGATTTTCAGTAGTAGTAATAAGCATGTTATCAACTCCTGATAGTGCGCTTTTTGCTTTAATTAAATTATCTACATCTTCAGAGGTAAGATCTAACTCAACAACATACTCAGGAACATTAACTGTACCTACTTTATTGATCAATAGTGGATCAGATAAAGCATACATCAAGTTAAAATTCATGTCTGAGATTTTTAATTTAGTATACATTTGGTTTAATTTTTCAAGCTCTAGAAGTAAATCTCCATTGCAAATTGAAATTAAACTTGATAACTTTTTGGTATCATATATAGCTAAATTACTATTTTCTAAATTAAAATCAGTACAAACAACACTACCTATAACATCTTTGGTAGGGGTCATAAAGTTAACATTTAAAACTTTATCTTCAATTGACCATTTAACTGATTCATTTACTCCTAAGTAATACTTAGAAATAATAGATTGAATAATATTCTTATTTATCATAACTTTTTATTTCTTTAAGATACAACTCTTTCATTAAGGGTCCAAGCATAAGGAATATACTCATCTAATTTATCGTAATCAGGCCCAAATAAAACACTTTTAGCAAATTCATAAGGTGTTTGATCTTCAAAATTACAAGGATGGATATGATTAAAGAAAACATATTCGTCATTCATAGTCCACATTTTGTAATTTTCCCACGAAAAATTAGAACTAGGTGATTTTTTAATTACATAATTAACATAACACACCTCATCTAAAATTTTATGTGCAAAAAATATTCCAGGGAACTCTTTATGCAATTCGTGAGCATAAGGTGTTTCAATCGAATATGACTCTAGATTCCAATAATCTATAAATTCTAAACAAGCTTTAGTATATTCTACATGTTCTTGATATGATGCAGTATCATCTAAATGAAAATGAGCACGTTTATTATAAGGATTAAAATAATCAGTATGAATTTTATTTAGGTTACCCTTATTCCATTCGAATACTTCTACAACCCAATTACAAAACCATTGTCGGCCTTGTTGGTACCAATATCCACCCTGCAAATCTACAGCATATGACATTAGTTTTTTATCTTTAACGACATTACTCCAATAAACCAATAACGGCTTATCTCCCCAAGCTGTAACTCTGGGACCTTGACCTAAGTGGTTATATGTTACTTCTAGTTTAGTTGCCATATTATTTTTTCTTATAAATTTTATTTCCAGCTATTAAATAATCAATAGTGCCTCTCATAAGGTGATTAAATGCTTGATCAGGAGCATTGATAATAGGTTCTCCGTGACCATTAAATGAGGTGTTAAGCATTACAGGAATACCTGATAATTTATAATACTCATTTAAAATATTCCAAAATACAGGGTTTTTATGCTTGTAGACAATTTGGGGACGTCCCGTGTTATCTACTCTATGCACTACTGCTGGTATTTTGTCTGCCCATTCATCCCTAACGGTGTAACACATAGTCATAAATTCAGCAGCATGTTGAGATTGAGGAACATCAAATACAATATCAGCATATTCAGCTAATACAAATGGAGCAAAAGGCATAATTTCATGTCGTTCTAACCTTACATTAAGTACCTCATGGGTTTCAGCATCTGTAGGTCTAACCATTACAGAACGAGCACCTAAAGCTCTAGGACCAAATTCAAATCTTCCATTAAATAAAGCAATAATATTACCTTCATGGATTAATCGACCTACTTCTCTGTAATCCATGTCTTGAGATTCAACCTCTAAAGAGTGTAAACTTACATAGTTATCGATTTGACTTTGATTATATTCTAATCCTAAGAAAGCATTCTCTAACTGTTTAACACCTTTCCAATCACCGATTGTAATTGAACCTTTAATAGCTGCTCCAAAACTCAAACCATCATCCCCCATAGCAGGGCAAATAAACATTCTATCAAAAAGTCCTGATTCATTGATGATTTGGTTAAGTTTTACGTTAGCAAACAAACCACCTGATAAAGCTAGACTTCGATATTCAGGGTATTTTTTAGCTATATCATGAAGATACTCCATAAAAATATCCTCAGTAAACTTTTGGAGGTTATAAGCAAAATCTTGTCTATTTTTCTTACCTTCAAACCATCCTTCTTCTTGGAGTCTTTGATAAACAAACAAACAAAGGGGACCGTTTTCAGCACCTTCAAATTCTAAATTGCCTTTATAACGAATACAACTTTTTAGGGCATTGTATAAATATTCATTATACTCCCCATGACCAGCCATACCCATAATTTTACCTTCATCTTTGGTACCCCTCCAACCATAAAAACTACAAACATTAAACCACAAATTAGCTATAGAACCCATAGTTCTAATTCCTACCCTGTGCACTTGATTCATTTTATCGTTTTCGGCTAACCAAACACTTCCGTAATCCTTATCATATGAACCACCATCTGAGCTAAGTACTATTGTTTTATCTTTAAAACCTGAAACATAGTAAGTGCTATAAGCATGAGATTCATGGTGACCTATCCACTCAATTTTATCTTTTAAAGCCATTAATCTTTGTCTATAAGCAACGATTTCATGGTTAGGTTGGGTTACCTCCATATTATTGTGGATAACGAGATAAAACAAAGTAGGGTCGCAGATAACAATTTTATCGGCGTCTTCAAGTTTGATATTACTTGCATCCTCTATTGCTTTTAGAGAGTGTACTGGTGGTTCAAACCAGCTGTGACCTGCTTTTTTGCGGGTAATTCTTTCGTCTTCAATGGCGTACTTAATTTCTCCATCAACTACTAAGGTTGTAGAGTAACCATGACCACCAAAAAATAAACCATATACTTTAGCCATAATTAAATATTAAAAAACATTTCTTGGTAAGGATTTAAATTTAAAGTCCAACCTAAATCATTATAAAATCCTTCTAACTTGTTTAACAAAATTGATTCAAAAATTTTCTTTCGATCAGCATATTCTTCAATGAATGTACGAATTTTATCAGGCATATCAAAGTCTAGGAATGAAATAGCTTCAATTTGGTATGGGTTAGGTTTTAAGTAAATCCATTTAACTTTATCACCCTGAACAATATAACTATGTTCATTGCTTAATTTCCAAAATCTAAGCAAATCATTATAAACTATAGTTGATCTAACTGATGCTGGAGCTCCTTTAGCTACAACTGAAAACATTTCACCTGCTTTAGCAGGACGTTCAATATATTTGTTTAGTGTTTTTACTGATGTGGGGTTACCCAATTCAGTAAGTGATATGTCTCCATTGAGAATCTGTGATTTAAACACTTTTACACGTGCATCAATGTCTTTTTGTTTAGCACCCTTCAACACATCTACCAAAGCTTGTTTAAAGAAATTACCTAATACTGGAGGGAAATTAGCTTTTTTAAATTCAAGACCCTTAACATCAAGTGATTCTTTTACAATACCTTCCTGCTTAGTAATCCACTGGGCATAACGTCGAGTTGCCCTGAAATAAGCTGAACGGATAACACATTCGGTTTTCATTTCTAACCTATGCTCAGGAACATTAAAACAATTCCTAGCTAAATCATCATAAGAATTAGTAATAATATCCTGGTATTTTAGAGCAATTTCTTCTAATTTGTCATCTTTATCTTCACTAGATAATTCATCAAAATTAGGATATAAATGGCGGAGTAAGGGTTCAGCATGTATGTAAATTGAATCCGTATCCGAATATGCTATAAAATTTTGATCTTCAAGATCACAAATCCACCAAGGAGTATCTTCTATATGTTTCATAACTTTATTTCCCCTCTTAAAACTTTATTCATATGTCTGTTTGCTGCTAAAGCGCTTTCTTGGATAATTCGTTGTCCACTTAAAGTAATAGCTTCTGATAAGATAACATTACCATATCTAAAACTACCAAGAGCAGTTGCACCATACAAACTATTTAACAAGATTTTCATAGTGTACTGTTTCATATGAAATGATGCTCCTAATTCAGGATCGTTTAATTCTTTATAGGCACGTTTCATTTCATTTTTATAAAACACACGTTCATCAAACCACTTCTTCAGAATAGTAGACAATACTGATTCTCTACGAGTATCAAAAAATACACCATTAGCTGAAACTGCTAGATTCATATCTTGAATTAAGTTAATTAATCCACTAACTTTAATTTTGGTGCGTTTACGTTTAGCGTTTTCAATTATAAGTTCCTCTTCAGGATTTTTAGCCATTAAATCATTTAACCCCAAACGATTATTTCTATCATCAGCATCAATAATACGACCAACCATTGTTTCCTTACCAATGTTTACAGTCATAATAATTGAAGGGTATAGTGAAGTTAAATCCTCATCAAACATATAATTGTAAAT